TGATAATCATGTAGGTCATGATTATTTACAGGATTATGAAGAAAGATTTGCTCTTTATCATAAGAAGGAAAGTAAGATTGAATTTGATCTAGAGTACTTCAATAAGATTACAAAGGGTGGTCTTCCTAATAAGACACTCAACATCGCCCTTGCTGGGTGTGTTCATCCAGAAACCAAAGTTAAAATTAGATTTAGGAAGATTTCTTGATTATGGAATTTATTGAAAAAGAAACAACAATTGCTGAAATTGAAACATTACTTGATAATGGATATGAAGTAGAAGTTGATTCTCCTGATGGATATGTTCCAGTTAATTTCTTTATCAACAAAGGAATGTATGATGAATATGTTTTAAATGTTGATGGTGGAGAACCTGTGAAATGTAATGCTGATCATTTATTTGAAACATCTCTTGGGTGGATGAAAGCATCACAACTTTATGAAAAATATCAAACAAATCATTTTCTAACGAAGAATGGTTATAAACTTGGTAGTGTGTTTAAGACGGGAAAACAAATACCCATTGTTGATATTAATGTAAATCATCCAAATCATAGGTATTATACTAATAAAGTTTCTTCTCATAACACTGGTGTAGGTAAATCCTTGTTCATGTGTCATGTAGCGTCTTCTTGTCTTCTTCAAAATAAGAATGTTCTATACATTACATTGGAGATGGCAGAAGAAAAAATTGCTGAACGAATTGATGCAAATCTTTTAAATGTTAATATTCATGATATCATCGAGTTACCAAAAACTACCTTTGAGACTAAGGTCAATAATCTTTCCCAAAAAACACAAGGTACTTTAATTATCAAAGAGTATCCAACTGCTTCAGCTCACTCTGGACATTTCAAGTCACTTCTTAATGAACTTGCTCTTAAGAAATCGTTCAGGCCTGATATTATTTTTATTGACTATCTTAATATTTGTGCATCATCAAGGTATCGTGGAAACAGTACAGTTAATTCATATAGTTACATTAAAGCTATTGCTGAAGAACTTCGTGGATTGGCTGTTGAAGCAAATGTTCCTATTGTTAGTGCAACACAAACGACTAGAAGTGGATTTGGTTCATCTGATGTTGAGTTAACTGATACCTCTGAATCATTTGGTCTTCCTGCTACTGCTGACCTTATGTTTGCTCTTATCAAAACAGATGAACTTGAGGAACTTGGACAAATCATGGTCAAGCAACTTAAAAATCGTTATAATGATCCAACCATATATAAGAGATTTATCATTGGTATTGATAGAGCAAAGATGAGATTGTACGATTGTGAACAATCAGCACAAGATGATATACTTGACTCTGGACAAGAAGAAGAGTATAATTATCATGAAAAGCCCAAAAAATCATTTGAGGGATTTAAGTTTTGATTTACTATACAGTATATGATAGTAAAGGAGATAAGATTGCTGACTGTGGAAACGAAAAAGCTGCCAAATGGTTAGCAGAGTGTCGTAAAGGCACTTTCAAATCTAATCGTTTAGAATGGAAAGAAACAGTCACTATTGAACCTTTGGAATCCTTAAGGATTCCTCCTATCAAAATTGAGGGTCAAGAAATCCCTCTACAACAAAAATTGTCAAATACACAACAACAACCTTTAGACTTATGACTATTTCAATTAAAAAAGAAGAAACTCCTGAAGGTACTAAATTTACAATGACTGAAGAAAAGAAAATCGATCCTAAAAAGTATATTGAGTTTGTAGAAGAAACGACAAGTGATCCTAGTACTTATTTTGATAAACTAATGCTCCGTCTTTCTGAACTTGAGGTTCAGGATGCAAATGTTCCTAAACTGACTACAGCAGCTCTTGGTATCACAGCTGAAGCTGGTGAGTTTGCTGAAATCGTAAAGAAAATTTTCCTTCAAGGTAAACCATATAATGAAGAAAACATTCTCCACATGAAAAAGGAACTTGGAGATATTATGTGGTATATGGCTCAAGCATGTATTGCGCTGGACACCGATTTTAATGAGTTGATGAAAATTAATGTCGATAAGTTGAGTGCTCGTTATCCTGAAGGAACTTTTTCTGTCTATTATTCAGAGAATCGTAAAGTAGGAGATCTTTAATAGATGACATACGATTTTTCTTTTGCTCACTCTCCAGAAGGATTCGATAATCATATCGATAGTTCCATCAGAGGTTATTCTAACCTCCTAGATGATACAGTATCTTTCTCTCGTTATTTTGTAGAAGATCATACTAGAGTTGTTGATGTAGGTTGTTCTACTGGTAAACTTACTAAAATGATTATTGAGAATAATCCAAATCGTAAGTATGCACAGTATGTTGGTGTTGAACTTGCTGGTAGTTTCTATGACAATCTAGAAGAACGTTATACTGAAATTCGTAAAGATTATCCATGGGTTCTTCTTGAGTGGGTAAGAGGTAATGTGACCAATTATGAGTTTAAAAATTGCTCTTTAGTTACTTCATTATTCACTCTTCAGTTCATGCCAAAAACTACCAGACAAGACACGATCAATAAAATTTATGAAGGTCTGAATGAAGGTGGTGCATTTATCTTTGCAGAGAAGTTGATGTGTGAAAATGCATTCTTCCAAGAACTTCTAACATTTAATCATTATGATTACAAGAGGAAGACATTTACCGCTGAACAAATCATGGATAAAGAAAAGGAACTTCGTGATATGTTGAAACCAAATACTTGGGATGAACTTAAGTCTATGATTTGGTCTGCAGGTTTTAAAGATTGTCAGATCTTCTGGAGAAATCATCAGTTTGTCGGTGTGATTGCAATCAAATGATCGATCAGATTCTGGTAAATATTATCAAAAATGAAGTCCCCACAAATGATGTGGGGATTTTGTTGTCTGGAGGTGTTGATAGTTTAAGTCTTGGTTTTGCTGCTCATCGTCTTGGTAAAAAGATTACAGCATACACATTTCATCTTGAAGGTGATAAGTCTTATGATGCAAACAAGGCCGAGGAAGTGAGTAAAGAATTTGGATGGGAATGTAATACTATCGTTATTCCAAAAAATAATCTTAGAGATGATTTTATTCGTTTGGTGAAGGAATATGATTGTAAGAAGAAAACACATTTTGAATGTACATTTCCCTTTCTCTATGTTTTTCCTCATATTAAAGAGTCACATCTTTTGAGTGGTATTGGTGCCGATGGTTATTACGGAGTCAGTAAAAAGGCTATACTTCACTTTAAGGAACCAAAAGAATTATTTGATGGGTTTAGAAAAAGATATTTCATGCCATATAATGTAACTGGATTTCGTCAGATTGAACAACTAGCAAAAGAAGAAAATATAAAACTAGTACATCCGTACATTTACCACGAAGAAGTAAGTGAATATTTTTTTGAATTTGATTGGTATCAATTAAATAAACCAAAACAAAAACAAGTTGTTAGAGATGCATTTAAAGAAGAGTTCTCTAGAATAACTAATGTAAAAGAACATATTAATTTGCAATTAGGATCTAATATAGATCACTTGTTTGAAAAGTTATTGGATGATAAAATGCTAAATAATCGTGGTAGGAAGAGAGTCATGGATCTGGCTTCCGACTATGCATCTACTGGACGAGGTATACTTCCATTATGAAATTTCCATATAGTTTACAAGATGTTTATGATGGTGAAGCTCAAGAAAAGTTCACCGTTATTTCTACATTTGCTGGTGGAGGTGGTTCCTCTACTGGTTATCGTCTTGCTGGTGGTAAAATTCTTTGTATCAACGAATTTGTAGAAGAAGCAAGAAATACTTATTCTCAAAACTATCCATCAACGTATATTTTTCCTGACGATATTAAAACTTTAACAGGAAAGGATTTTCTAAATCAAGTAGGTCTTAAAGTGGGTGAGTTAGATGTATTTGATGGATCTCCTCCATGTTCTGCTTTCTCTGTTGCAGGATCTATGTGTCGTGGAGAAGGTGCTAAACATTCAGATGGATGGGGTAAAACTAAAAACTATTCTGATGGTAAGAAAGTAGAAAATATTGAAGATCTATTTTTTGAATTCATTCGTGTTGCTAATGATATTCAACCAAAAGTTATTGTTGGTGAGAATGTTAAAGGTTTAACTGTTGGTGAAGCTAAAACTTATTATGCCAAGATCACAAATGCATTTGAAGATATTGGTTATCTTGTGACATCAAGAGTCATGAAAGCATCAAACTATGGAGTCGGACAAGGAAGAGAAAGACTTATTTTTATTGCAGTACGTTCAGATATTGCAGAAAAGGTCGGATTGAATGTACTTACAATCTCAACAGTATTTCCTCAACCAACTTATAAATCTACAACAATTGGTGATATTATTGATGGTGTTCAGAATGATCCAGAAATTGTTAAGTCACTTACTGATCACATGTTAAAGAGTGGTCTATATGAAAAGGTTGTGAAAAAAATGCCTAAGAATCCGAAAAAGGTTTTGACTGGTGCTAATTATCATGACAAGGGACATTGTTTTAATACGAAAAGAGCTTCTTTTTATCAACCTTCTCCTACACTTACAGCTAGTGGTGGTCTGATTCATTGGAAAGAAGATCGAGTAATGACAATTCCAGAACTCAAAAGAATTCAATCTTTACCAGATGATTTTATTTTGACAGGTACACACTCACAACAAACAGAAAGAGTTGGTAGAATGGTTCCTCCTCTGATGATGAAAGCTATAGCTGAAAGTATATACAAAGAAGTTTTATCTAAACTTTAAGTTAAAGAATTGACTAAATACATTTAGGTAAAAAGTATTTGTAGCCAAAATGTCTTCATCAATGTATAATTTACTGGAAGCTTATTCAGCCGTTTACAATCCAGATGTAAAAGAAGATTTGGATCTTCAAAAAGATTATATTAGTGAAATGCAAATTGGTAATCTTACCAAGTCAGACTTGGTTGAGATTGCTGAAGAGGTTGTGGAAATTATGCTTTCTTCTGGAATCTCAATCAAAGAAAGTCAAAAGATTATAGGTTCTCTTTTCACTAAGTCAGATATTATCGGTAGACAACAAAAAATTGATAGACTTCAAGAGGCTTTTGCTTCCGCTTTTAGAGAACTGACTTCAAAGGCTTCAAATACTGCTGTTGAAGAATTTGGTAAATATAGAAATTCAAAGAAACTTCAAGAGTCCTGGTCTGCAAGATTTAATCAGGATAAAAGAGTTGAAAGAGTACATAATAGATTAGTTGCAGAAGAGATTGCTTCTACAAAAGAACTTCTGATTCTCATGATCGAGGAAAAGGATGATTCATATCTTGAGACTGATATGAAAAAGAGAGCAAAAAATAATGAAAAAGCTCTTGCTGATATGAAGACCACTAAAGCTCACAAGGATATGGTTGGAGCTGCTAGAAAGGCAATGGGTATTGGTGAAGCTCTTGATCCTGTAGGAGAAGAAGATGATGATATTGATAATGATGGTGATTCTGATTCTTCAGATAAGTATTTGAAGAAGAGAAGAAAGGCCATTAGTAAGGCGATGGGTAAGAAAAAAGATGATGATGAGGAACTTGACGAAGCAACTGCAATGGCTAAGCGTGGTTATGACGAGGCACCAATTCGTCAAAAGATTGCCAAGTCCACTGGTGGTGGTAAGTCTGCTGATAGAGCAACTGCACTTGAGAAGAAACCCACCTTTGGTAGTGACAAAGCTGCTAAGCAGAGGTCTGACTATGCTAGAAAGCAGAGAGGTGATTTCCGTAAGACTGCTTCCTCTTCACCTGGTCTTCATGGATATGGTCACAAGTCTGATGATCCTAAGGTAAAGGA